AAAATTCCTCTAAGCTGCGTCTTGTTCGCCTAAGTTTGTCCAAGGTGTACTTGGATTAGTTTGTTCTGTCCAAGCTTCTTCTGCTACTATTTGATCGGTCCAAGTCTCACCAGGAACAATAATATCCTCCCATTTTAGACCACCAACTGCATTAAATCCACTTGTTTGTGCAATAACAGATGTGCCTCTTAATACAATACCACCTAACGCATTAAATCCGCTGGTTTGTTCAAATATGCCTTCACCAACTACAGTAAACCTGCCTGTGGCTGTCATGCTTGATACAGATGATATTACAGATGCACCACGGTCTATCTGTCTGCCTGTTGCTGTCATACCAGAACTTGCTGATATAGTTGCAGATCCTAAGTCTATTTGTGTGCCTACAGCTGAAGCGCTAGATGTTGCTGATATAGTTGCAACACCGTCAAGTATAATGCCACCGATTGCTGTAAATCCAGATGTGCCAGTAATGGTAGATGCGCCTGTTATTACAAATCTACCTGTTGCTGTGGTGTCTGAAACTGCTGCTATAGTTGATGCACCAGTAATAACAAATCTACCATCTGCTGTTGCAGATGAAGTTTGTGCTATTGTGGCAGAACCAAAATGATATACAGGAGTTCCGTAATTGGACTTTCCGTAGGTATATTCACCATAGCCTACTGAGGCCATAATATTAAGCTAATGTTATATCTAAATCGCCAGCGTCAAATCTGAATACATCACCAGAGCTTACAGTTTTAGATGTTGTTAAGTTTGCGTAAGCTAATAAATTTCCGCCTGATGAAGCATCTAAAATACCAACTGCAACTACAGTTCCATAATCTGCTGTAGCTGTTGGATATTCAATCGCAGCTGAGTTAGTTGCTGTGGTTGGGTCAGTACCAGATACTGTAAATGTAGCAGTTTGTCTTGCATAAGCACCGCCTGATACTTCTGTACCACCGCCTGTATCTGTAGGCGCTACAGTATATAAAGCAACATATAATGTTGATGGTGCTGTATAAGCATTACCACCAAATACATGATCTAATACTTTATCTTCTAAATAATCACTAAATCCAGCCATTTTATCTCCTAATTATTATTCCAATAATAAATCTTTTTACCAGATTTGCCATAAGTTCTTCTTCTTTGTATTAGAGAACCTTTACCAAATTCTGCTTTCTCTTGTTCCATTCTCATCTCTTCTAATGCTTTCTCAAATTGTGCTGTAAATAACGGCACTCTTTCATCTTCCATTAAATAGATAGAAGCGTGTTTTAAAGCACCATATAAGTAAGCATCTGGATATCCTGTGGATATAAAGTTCGTTGTATTAGAACTGCTTAAAGCATCAATAGTGCCATAGTATGTTAATTGTAGCGTATAACTTGCATCAGGGGTAGGTGCTAATTCTAAAGTATTATCTACAAGTGCATAATAAATAGGTTGACCAGTTACATTGTTATTAGATTTTCTATACACATCTAATGACTCAATAGACTGTTGAAATAATGGTCTAAAATCATTTGATGTAATTTCTACATTAATAGCTTCTAACCAATCTGTTGGTAATGACATATATTGTGCATCTGCTGTAGCAGTTGCCCGTTTAATCATATCCTTAGTTCTTAATCTTCTGTTAAACTCTGCTTCTGTTGCATCAATAAAAAAATCTAATTGGTCTGTTAAATCTGACCTGTTTAAGAAATTTGCAATATTAGTTTTTAATTCATCGTATGTCATACTTTACCTTTCCATGTTCTGAAGGGTTTGTTATCTGAATGGTTTAACCATTTTTTCCATTGTGCAGAATCTTTTGCCCAGCCTTCTCTTAAAGCTTTCTGATATATTACCATGGGAACTTCTGCTACATGACGAAAATCTTTACCTGGTGTATGTTCAGATAATTGTTTTACATAGTCTAATGTTGGCTGTATATCTTGTTTGGTTTGATAAACAACTCTGTCATCTTCTGTGGCAAAGATAGATTTAATACCTTGCCTATGATCTATTAATGTAGTTTTTGCCATGTATGAATTTTAGCACAAAAAAAAGGGAAGCCGAAACTTCCCTTAAAGCTTATTGATTAAACTTATCTTATGATACGTTTAAGTCTGCAACGACACCATGAGCAGCTTCGTTAGATACTTCTAATCCGTACTCACATACAATCATTTTAGTCTCTGCATCACCTATTGTAGCAATATCAACAGTTTGGAAGTCTCTTAGGTAAGATACTTTCGCAAACTCTGGATCTACTAACAATAAAGTTCTTTCTCTACTTCTGTTTGATGGAACGATTTTTAGTTCACCAAAGTCAGATGAATAGATAGATACTGAAGCTTCAACTGTATTAGCGTCAACAAACTGTCTAGCTTGTGTTCTTCCTGTGAAACCAGAAATAACTTGTTTGTTGTGTGGACCACAAATAGCCATGTTTGGCTCTGCACCACTAGCAAACATTTGCTGTAATACGTCTTTTAAAAGATCTTCAGTTAAGTCTCTTTGTGTACCGTCTGTTGGAGCAGCACCACCACCAGTAGAAGAACCACCTGTTCCTCTTGACTCGTTAGTTTCAATCCAAGATTCAAAACCACCAGTTACCCTAGCTGTTGAAGCGTCACCAGTTGTTTTGTCTCCATTTTTACATAGAGCCTCTTCCATGTCTCTTTTAAGAGCTTTAGCCATAATAGCTAGTTGGTGAGCCATTTCTGATCTCTTACCAGCTGGGTCTGAAGCGTCTTGTGAGCCTGTTACAGTAGCATCTCTGCTTGAAATCATAGCAACATTACTTACTCTTGATGTAGCAGTAGCTGTTGATCTTGAAAGCTCAAAACCCTCTAACTGTCCACTAGCACTTGGAGTTGGTAATACTTCTGTTTGCCAATCAAACACTACGTTTTTAATATTTCTTTTGCCTATTGATGACATAAAAGGTGTTTGCATAGGAGAGATGTTGTAAATAATATTACTTAAATCTTCTCTGTCAGCTGTAGCCGAATATGTGTCAAAAGCGTTAGTTACCTTAGCCATTTTTATATTCCTTTAAAATTAAATTAATTGTTCAAATACTTTAGCCGCATCTGAGGTTTTCCCAGTTTTGGCCAACCTTTGTTTTGCTTTCTTCACAGGTGTTGTCGTTTTTGGTCGGTTAGTCGTACCAGGTCTCGCAACTCTTGCTGGTGCTTTTTGTGTTGGTTTTTTCTTTGTGGCTTCAACTGTTCGAGAGTTTAACCAAGCATTTCTTAAACCAAGCAAAGCACGATAATCATAAACCTGTTGTATCTCTTCAGGAGTATATTCCAACTCCTTGATTGCATACTCGCTAATAGCAGCTTTTTCTTTGGCAGCAACCTCTGGGTTTTGCCATTCTGGGATTATTTCAAGAAGTCTTTGATTGCCATATTCAACTGCTTTTGCAATTTGTTCTTGCTGTTTAGCAAAGGCTTCTTGTTGAAGTCTTTGTTGTTCAGCACTTACAGCACTAAGCTTTTCTTTCTTTTCATCCCAAAGCTGTTTCTCGCGAACATAACCAACAGGATCATCTTCATACAAAGCGTTCCAATCTGGTTCGTTAGCCAGTTCGCCCTTTAATTGGGCTTCCATCTTCGGTAACAACTGCGAATAAATCGCATCTCTTTGCGCTAACTCTGCTTGCTGCTGCTCAATAGTCTTACGCTGTTGAGAGAGTTCTTGTGTTTTACGCGTATAATCTTGCTGACGAGAATATCCGTTGATGAGTTCCTCTTGCGTCACCTCAACTTCTTGACCATCTACTTTTACTGTAAATGTCTGAGGTTGCAAGGCTTCCTCTTCAACATTGGTTTGTTCTTCATCCAGTTCTTCATCCTCTTCATCAAAACCCTCTTCATCTTCTACATCTTCTTCAAGAGTTTCAGGTGCTTCAAGTTCTTCTTCAAGGACTTCTTCTTCAACTACTTCTTCTGTTTCTGTGACTGCATCCTCAACCTTTTCCTCTTCAGGGGTTAAGAAACTTTCAAACATAGAAGCAGCAACTTCCTTATCAGTTTGTAAAGCAGTCGGTTTTCCGTTATTGCTCATATAAATACTCCTTAATGTATTTAAGGGTATTTTAGCTTAATAATGTATAAAAAGGGAAGGGTTAGCCGATTTTTCTAATCTTGTTTATATTAGCTTTTGTTAGCTTGCCTTTTTCTGCAATGATACGCAGATGTCTTTCAACCTCTGGTAATAGTAATAATGATCTGTGGATATCTTCTCTAGCAGTAACATCTGAGATATCTCTTGAATTTAACCAATGAGTTATATATTCGTTTTTAAGATTTTCTAATGCTTCTTTAAAAACTTCTGAGGTTAATATTTGTTCAGCTTGTGCAGCTTTAACTACTTCTTCGTGTGATACTGACATTAAAATAACCCCATTGGTCTTTGTTGTTGTACAGAAAATCTACCGTTTGTAGGTTCAGTATCCATAATAGAAAATTTATTTGTCGGTATATTTGTAGGCATTAAAGATTGCATAGCCTGTCTTTGCTGTTCTGCTAACATAGCCTGTCTTTGCTGTTCTGCTAACATAGCCTGTCTTTGCTGTTCTTGTTGTTCTGCCAACATAGCCTGTCTTTGCTGTTCTGCTTGTGCTGCTTGTGCTGCTTGTGCTGCTTGTGCTGCTTGTGCTGCTTGTGCTGCTTGTGCTACTTGAGATGTTTGAGATGTTTGTTCTTCTACCGATGGAGATGAAGATGCAATCGAAAATATACCACCAGTAGGTGTTGTAATATTTTGTAAACCACTAAATATTTTTTCATCTTTAGTTTGAAATGGCACAAATTGTAATCCTAGTATTTCAGCAAGGTTTTCCGCACTAGTACCAAATTTTCCTGATTGTTTTACTGATTCTGGCAACATTGCATAAGCCTCATTAGGATCGGTGGCTCTAACTCGTATAGTGACTCCATTTTCGTCTTTATAATAATATTCTGTTGCTGGTGTAAATCTACTAGATTGACTCTGGTCTTCTAAGGCTTTTTTTTCAGCTTCTTGTGCCTCAGAATAATCCATTTGCATTTGTGTTAATTTCTTAACATCAATATCACCTGTTTCTGTTGTTGGTATTTCGCCAATTTTTTCTTGAATACTTGCTAAATTTCTTGCAACTAACGCAGCCTTTTCTGCTTCTTTTTGTTGGGCTAAATATTCTCCAACATCAACAGTAGGCAATGTGCTAAGATTTGTACCAAATATATCTCTAAGTGGAGGTGTTTTTGTTTTATCGACTGGTATATTTACACCACCAATACCTGTACCTAAAAAACTAGGATCATCTGGTTCTTGTGTTGGAGTTGGTTCAACTGGTGTTGTCCCAACAGGTGTATTTAATTGTGCTTGTGTATAACCCATTGGTTGTTCTGGAGAATAACTTACGCCTGGTGCAATGACTTGTGACATTGGTATGCCACCTGCTATAGAGCGCGCATAGTCAAAACCAGAACGATATGTAGGATCTGAAGCTGGTATTGTATAACTACCAAAGTCATCGGGACCTAATACAGGACCTTGTTGTTGCGCTTGTTGTTGAGCTAGATTAGCTAAATTTTGTAAATAGTTAATATTGGGAGTACCTGTTAAATTCATACCTACGTTTGGCGGTATTCGATTTTGTAAACCTGCCAATGCTTCTAAATCAAATAATGTTTCGTAGTTTATTGCCATATTATTGTGTAATTAGTTTATCTATTTTAGCGTCTAGCTTATCTATACGCTCTATAACCCTATCCATATTCATTATCAATTCTTCTTTGGTAACGAATCGAATAGCAACTTCTTCTCTGGTCTTATTGAGTAGTATATCAACTCTTTTGATTTCTGTCGCGTTTGCACGAACACTATAGATGATAGGACCAAATACCAAGGTCATTATAATATTCCACAATAAAATAGAAGTTATTTCCATTTAGTAGCTCCACACATGAGGGCGTGGCCTGCCTTGTGAGTCTTTTGATATGTCCAAGTGTATAAATCTTGCATTGCCTTTTTGGTTAATTCCTATGCCTGTAAATCCATAATCAGTTGCTTTTGATATTACTTCTAGTGCTTGCTCGCCTCTGAGTAATATGTCAGCAGCTATACCTAATGCGTGCGTGCCTGGTTCAGATTTGACTTTTTCTATCGGATGATCTGCACATCTATATCCACTTGTTATTTTAAATGGAAAGCCTACATCGCTTCTTAGTAATTGTAACTTATCTATTAGTTCGTGTTCAATCTTATTTTCACCACAATGCTTGCAAGCGAACTCTTCTAAACTAAAATTTTCCCAACTCATGTCTTTAATGGCCTATATATAAAAAATGCTGATAGTAAACCAGCACCAACTCCTGTTGCTAGAGCTTCAGTCCAAAATGCTCCAAAGTGAGTTGGATGTACTAATAAATCTGCTACAAACGTGCAGACACCTAAAATAATTGCTGGTGCATATTTATGTTGCATAAAACTTTGATACCAAGACTTCTTGGTTAGTGAAGCTAAAGTAGCTGCAATAATACCAGTTACATTAGCTTTCCAAAAATGTGTAAAGGTTAATGCTGATAAATCACCCTCAACCATCATTGGGTAACAAACAGCAAATGCTTTTGCCCAGTTTTGATAGAACTCAGTATTTTTTATTTTATTTATTATTTGCATTTTGTTTCTTATATGCTTCTAGTTCTGTTCTTAAAATAATAACTTCTTTTTCTAGTTTTATCACCTGTTCTTCTAATATTCTTATGTCAGGAAATATATATTTGTTTTGGTTGGCTCTAAGATTTTGTGTTTCCCTAAGATTAAAAGATATTCTTTCGCTTGTATGTGCATAACCCCATACAGCTACAGATATAACGCCTATTATTTGTAAAAGATAGCTAAGAGATATACTTAAAGTTGATTTATCATCAACCTTGGCTATTCGGCTCATTATTTACCTACGCCTTTTATTCGTTCAAAAGATCTCATACCTCCAAGACCAAGCATACCCATTAATACAGGTAACATAGTAGAAGTATCAGCTTGTGGTACATCAATACCAAAAGGTGCTAATAAAGGACTAATTAAAAAGTTGACTGCAAAACCTGCAACACATACCCATGCTGTTGCTGGTCTCCATGATGATTGAAACCAACTACCCTTGGCTTCTTCTTTGTTTACTTCTATTTGTGCTTTTGCAATCTCATGGATATGCTTTT